CATTAAAATCAATATTATCAATATTAGTGATTACGTTAACACCTAAATTAGTATCTTTACCACCACCTACTCTATATTTTATAAAAATAGTTGTATTTGCTTTTGGTATGGCACCTAATGATAAATTATTCAAGTATGTTGCAAGATTCACTTTTAAATCCCCTGTGATGTAATTATCTAAATTATCTAATGGATTTACAGTACCAGAACCAAATGTTAATTGGAAGTAACCCTCGGGTGTATATTCCGTAATAAATTTATTACTCACTGAAACATAGGTTCCCGCTCTAAAATTATCTTTATCGGACGACTTAGTTGCATCAGGTATAAAAACTTTATCTTGCATTAAAGATTTTACTTCGTACCATTTATTTGTTGGTGAACTAAACTCCGCAAGGGTCGGATTAGCCCCAAAGGTTGTTCCATCTTTATGAATGATTGAGGTAACACCTAAAACATTTAATTCGGGTAGAAATATTTTTAAAAATGGTTTTTGTTCTATATCTGTTATTACTTTTCTAAAAATTCTTGTAACCCCATTAACAACCGGTTCTCTCTTGGTTATGGTGTAAGATATCAACTTATTATTACCATCAAAATTAGGAATCTTTAATCTGTTTGGTTCACCCTTGCTATTGAACGGGTTGGAAAAATCTATGTCTTCTATTGTTTCAAAGATTTGACCTCCACCAGATATTTGTGCTCCTGATCTTAATAAACCAAGATATTCTGTTTTTTCTTTATCACCACTAACCGGTACATTTATTGAAAAATCACAAAGTGTAACAGAAGGTCTATTACCGGGTATTCTTAAACCATATGTTTTTGCAATATGAAATAATGATTGTCTTTGTTGTGCAAAATCAAGAATGGTTTCTTGCCAAACTCTATCGATATGAAAATGTAGATTATCGGTAACAGCGGCGTTTAAATCCAATAACACAGAAAATATAGATGCGTCGTTAGTATTCTTTACTAAATCGGGATAATATTGTTTGGTCATGTTGACCAATTCTTCTCTTAGTCCCGCAAAGTCTCTTGTTGCATATGATATTTTTTTCGACATATTATATATTGATAATTATAAAATCCGAAGACGAAAATGCTCCGTTATTAACCGTGTAGTCTATTCTTACTTTTGCGGTATATGGTTTACTTGATGCGTCTGAAACCCTGAATAGTCTTTCATCCTCATTCTGTGTGAATGTTTTTTCCTCCTCTGGGTCATTTTCCGCCGAATTTATTTTTATTGAGTTTATATCTAAATTAGGTATAAACTTTTTTACTCCTTCTCTTATTTCTTCTTCAATCAGACCAAATGTTATCACATCATTTTGTTCGAATATGTATTCATATATTCTTGTACCAAAATCAGGTAAATAATATCTTGACCCTCTCTTTGTTAAAAGAAGATGTATGAGGTTTGCTCTCACTTCTCTTTCTGGTGTTTCTGTCATCTTTAGAAAATCACCCTTACTACTGTCCCTAAATGGATAGTCTATACCATAAGTTACTGCCATATCAATAAATATAAACTAATACAAAATGGTAATAAATAAAAAACCCAACCGAAGTTGGGTTTAATGTTGTGTCTTGATATTCACCCCCGTTATTCTCGAGACCTGGGTGCTCAAGGTACGCCTTGACGACATTAGTACTTTGAGGAGTCACCCATTCTTTTTACGCTTCACAGCTAACACAATCGGGATTCATTGCTTGAGCAGCAATATCACCTCTTAATACCGATTCTGTTCTCATATAGTATAGTGTTTTAACACCTTGTTTCCACGCTTCTAAATGTACTTGATTAATCCATTTAGGATCCGCGGTTGCGGGAAATGCTAAGTTTAATGAAACCGCCTGATCAATATATTGTTGTCTTACACCAGCTTGTCTTACCAAATCTAATTGATTAATTTCTTTGAATGTTTTGAATACATCTTTAACGGAATTAGCTCTATGAGATCTTTCATCGATTGATATTTCTTTACTTTCAACTAATTTACTATCCGAAAAACACCACTCATCTAAGAAATCTAATCCCTGTACTGAACCCCCATCCGCTAAGATTTGATCCCATACCTCTTTAGTGTTCTTACCGATTTTACGAAGTACCCTTTCTAATTCGGGATTTTTACGAATAAATGTACCCTTAGATGTTTGTTCGGTAAATACATTTGCAGCCCATGGTTCAATACCACTACTTACGTTACCACTTAATTTAGAGTTTGATACTGTAGGTGCAACCGCTCTTAAATGTGTGTTTCTGAATCCACTCTCTTTACACCATAGTGGTTCACCAAATTCTTTCGCCATATCTCTACTCGCCCTTTCAGATTCAATTTTAATCTGAGAGAAAATCTTACGTGTTTCAAATTGTGCAGTCAATCCTTCAAATGGAACACCTTTTTGTTGTAAATAAGTGTGCCAACCTAATACACCTAAACCAAGTGCTCGACCTTTTTCAGCGGAACGTACTGCATTATCAAATCCTCTTAAATTTTTTGCTCTTTGAATAAATTCTTCTAATACTCCATCTAAGAAAATAGTTGATGTGTAAACTAAATCTGTATCTTTCCATTCATCATATTTTGCAACATTTAGAGAAGATAAACAACATACAAATGAATGAGATTCGTCTGTGTGTAAAACAATTTCAGAACAGATATTTGTCATGTGAACTTTCAATCCATTCTTTTTATACATTTCAGGATTTTGTTTATTAACATTACCCTTGTACATAATATATGGTTCACCTGTTGCTTTTCTCTTTTGAAGAAGTTTACCCCATTTTCTACGTGCATCAGAGTCACCCTCTTCTAACTTTTTCATAAACTTATCACTAACTACAACACATTGATGTAAGTTAAGTGATTGTCTGTTAACATCACCCTTTGGTTCTCTAATTTCCAAAAAGTCCTCAAAGTCTTTATGTTCGATTTTAATATTAACCGATGCTGCCCCTCTTCTTACTGAACCTTGATTTGTTGCAAGAATTGTTGAGTCGTAGATTTTGATAAATGGGATAACACCATCTGATGTTCCGTTATTCGTAATCTTAGCCCCCGCCGGTCTTATCATATTAACACCAATACCAACACCACCTCCGTGTTTAGCTAATATCATTAACTCCAAATTCTTGTTACCAATTTCATAGATACTATCACCAACATCAATACCAAAACAAGAGATTGGTAATCCTCTATCTGTTCCTGTATTTGATAATACCGGTGTAGCTAAGCATAACCAACCTTTCCAAATGTAGTCGAAAAATTTAGTTGCTAAATTTGGTTTACCTAATCTTTTAGCAACAGTTGTTGCAACTCTCCAATAAGCATCTTTTGGTTTTTCTCCTGGTAGGAGATAACCTTTAGATATTGTCTTTACATAAATCTCTGTATTTCCCCAACTTGGGAAATCGACATCGAGTTCCCAACCGAGTTCTTCTCCGTAGTTCTTCATATTTCAATAAAATTTTTAGTTATTTAAAAAATATCATCCCAATTTTCACCTTCTCCTGCTTTACTATAATCAGTAGGTCTCATTGCGAAGAAGTCTGTGTGTGTAACTCCTCCTGTAAGATGAAAAAACCAGTCCAATTCAGATGACTTCTTCTCATTGAATTTAAATGTTGGGTCATATCCAAGTTCAACTAATTTATCGTTTATTCGTTTATTGATGAATTCTTTAAGGTCAGACGCTTTCAAATTTTCGAGGTCTCCCATTTCAAAAATCTTATCGATAAATTTGTGTTCCAATTCTTGAATAAGTTTAGCCGCATTATAAATGTCTTCTTTAGCCTCTTTCAATAATTCAGGGTATTCTAAACACATGTGTCTGAATAATTGACATCCCATTTTAGAGTGAAGTGATTCGTCTCTCACACTCCATTTCATTTGTTGTCCGATACCTTTCAAAAGATTTCTCATTTGAAAACTATAGAGAACCGCAAATGATGAATATAATGCAACACCTTCAGCAAACGCTGAGAAAATTGCCAAACTTCTTGCAACCTCAACTCTCGCCTTAGGGTTTTTCTCTAAATCCTTTGGTGTCCAATCCGCGGTTGTATTAGTAAGTAATTCAAAACGTTCTTTCATGGTCTCATCATGTAAAAACCCTTCAAAATCCTCCAAACCTAACGTCTCGTTTAGATATGAATAAGCTACCGAGTGAATCGTCTCTTGAGACCCAAACGCCATCGCCATTTGTTTGATTTCGTGTTTTGGAAACCATTTAGTAACCATTCCTGTCCAATAATCTGAAACCGCACACTCTGTTTGTGCAAACCCTAATAAAATATTACCAACTAAATGTTTTTCAGAATCACTTAGATTTTCGTTCCAATCTTTTAAATCTCCCTGCATAGGTATTTCGGTATGTAACCAAAAAGCCTGCATTTGTTTTAACCACCCTTCGTTGAAATATTCAGGATATTCAAATGGTTTAAATGGTATTCTTTCTGTGAATAATCTACTCATATTGTTATTTAATTTTGTATCCTTAATTTTCTTTCTTGTGATTTCTTAAATACTTCAGCCGCACGATTTGCTCTCTTTTCTTCTTGTTGATGTTCGTGTCCTAAAAGAGTATTCTGAGATTCAGTATCAATTACTAAGAATTGATTATCGAATTTGCAATTTTGCCATATGATACCATCTTTACCAACACGAGATTTTAACAATGTTAATGTTGCTAAATTATTCTCTTTTTGTTCAAGTGTTTTACCAATTGATAAAATGATATGTGCAATTTGTGCTTTTTTAATTGAACCTCCCATTTGGTCTCCTGTAACAACTTCAGATGAAATTGATTCACGATTACCTTGTGTTGCTGTCCATATTGCGATATTAAATTCAGATGTCATTGCCTCTAAACTTCTCATAATTGACCCTTCTCCTTTCCATTCTTCACCATTTACACTTCTCTCGGGTGAAATACAATCGACATAATCAATTACCACCAAATCGGGTTTAAATCCTTCTGAAATCATTTTTCTAATTTTAGATTTAATTTCAGAAATGGTGATATTGTCACTTGGTAATTTTGATAATTTAAGAGAACCCGACGACCTTTCTTGTTGTTCTCTTACAGAAGCAAGAACTTCTTCTTTAAACTCTGGTTGTTCATCCGGAGCAACACCTGACCATATGGTATAGTGTTTTCTTTTAATTTGACCTTCATTATCTTCAAAAAATATTTGAAGGACATTAAATCCATCGTTGTAAGCGGTATTGGAAAACTTAGTTAGTAATGTTGTTTTACCTGTACCAGTTGGTGCTAATACAACACCTAACTCACCTCTACCTAGACCACCCTTTAAAACGTTATCTAAACCAACAATTCCTGTTCTAATTGGTAGTCTGTAATCCTTTTCAAGAGCGTCGTCAATATTGTGAAATACATCAACAACACTATCGTTTATGACACCAACCTGTAAAGCTTTTTGAATTTTCTCTTCAATTTTATTGTATGACTCAAATTCACCATTATCAATAATTGATTGAATGGTTTTCAATTCTTTTTTTAAGTTTTGTTGTCTACAAAAATTTAATGATTTGTCTTTTACAAATTCATCATTTTTCTCTAAATTTTTAATTGATTCTAATGTATCAATGTGTGGTCTATTAGAATCCTTATTACCACCTTCAGACATAATTTTTTGGGCAACTGTCTCATAGTTTGGGACTTTATTGTAAAGTTTATGAAGTTCCTTAATGTTCTCCATAATAAACTTAAATGAATTGTTATCGAAGTATTTACTCTCTAATACTTCAACGATAACGTCTCCAAACTTCTTATCTTCTATAATAGCCTTTATTAGTTGTTGTTGAAATGTATGACCTAGGTACCCAAAATTTTTCTCTTCAGACATGTTTGTAATTTTTTTTTAAAGTTCGTAATTCAAATATTTTGTTTCTAAATTTTTTGAAGACAGTATGTCAGTCAAATCTGACAAAATCCTCTTAAGTTTTGGACGAACATCTACTGTATATCTAACCTTTGGATGGTAGTAATACGCTGGAAATATTCTTGAAATAAATACATCCTCATTCAACTTAATTTCAATTAAAAATTCCTCTTTTTTGTTCTCTTCGTCATCTTCCACACTCTCCAAATTGAGGAAATAATTTTGATTTTCACACAAATAATCGGATGTTTTTGTTTTTAAATCATCACTTATTTCTTCAGAAATTTCTTTTATATAATAATGAAGATCCATTGACCTCCTCGCTTTAGGGTTATGGTTTTTTACATTAAAAAATCTTTGGCAGACAATGTTTCCATCCAATGTTAACAAAAATTCAAATTTTGTGATTTCTTGTTGATTAGTCATAGTTTTTAATTTTAATTAATTTTTTATTTTTTTCTTTTCTAGTTAATCTTAGGAAGGGGTTTAAAAAATTCGTCCATCTGTCATCGGACTTAGGTAATAAATTAAAAATCCCATCTTCCGTCATCATTTTCATCATATTTTTATAAGACCTTCCTTCGGGGTCTAATAAATCATTTATTAGTGAGTTTATTGTGTCTTTTGCTTCATCGGTCAAAAACGGTTCTTCTAAACTTACAATCCTTTTGTTAATTTCAAAAAACTCATTACCAAAGACACCATATTTTGTTACACCCGTAAGTATGTTTTTGTATAACCAATTAGTTTTATCATCTTCGAACAATAAGTTGGTTCTTTCCAATATTTCCTCAATTGTGACCGCTCTATTTTTTATTTCAGGATATAAGGACAATAATCTTTTTAATCCCATACTTTTGATACCTGATATATTATCCGAGGGATCTCCACACAACATTTTAACCAATTTGACATTACTAATATGAATATCCTCATGACTATAAGTTATAATATCGTTGGACTTATATAGTTTTCCGTGTGAAGGGTTATATATTGATGTTTTTTCAGAAACCAATTGAGTTAAATCACCATCAGAAGAATAGATGATTTTTGTTTCATTTGGGGAGTTTTGAACATAATATGCCACACAATCATCAGTTTCACAATATTCAAATTCACCCTGTCTAACATAAAGTTCCTCTAAATACTGTTTGATTCTGTTTCTTTGATAATTGTAGTTATCGAGTTCTTCCTCTGAACGGATTCTGTTTCTACGATTTTCTTTGTAGAGATGATAGATTTGTCGTCTTTGATGGGATCCGTTTTCACCGTCCCAAAACACAACAATTTTATCTAAATGATATGTTTCAAACGATCTCCTAAGAGTATTGATAAAATGATAGATTCCTCCAATATGTTTTCCCTTATAGAAGTGATTCTTAAGACCAAAGAAACCAATCGTGAGTAAATTGTCGCCATCAACTAATAAAACGGACATTAATGTTTATTAATAATTATTCATCCTCAGTTACAACTTCAATATCTTCCGCGTCTGTAACATTAACGCCTAACATTTTACTAATATAATCTCCATGTTCTGATTTGTAAAGCTCAATACTCTTCTTTTCTTCAACATCATCTCTACCCTTCATAAAGTCATGTGCAGTGACTAAAATTCTACCATCTTCATAACCCAAACCATTTACATGGTTTTTCATTATTGAAATTTTAGTTCTTGTTGCAATCTTAACTTTTCTCTTGTCTTTGGTGATTGAGATTTTAGTGGTTCCCGCACCTTTTTGATTACCAAATAAGAATACAAGAGTTGAGTTTAACCAAATTGCTTCTCCACCTTTCGCTTTAATCTTAGGTTGACCAAAAGGATTGTCGGGTAATTCCACCCAAGGTTGATTCACAATTATTAGGGTATTTGTATATTTTTTATCGGCCCTTCTTGAACCTGAAATTCTTTGATTCAGTCCCATACCAATCTTATCCGCTAATGTAGATGCATTGTGTTGTTTACCACCTTTACCTTCGTAAGTCATTTTACAAGGTACTGAACCTACAGAGTCCCATAAGAATAGAATATCATGTGGTATTTCACCCTTTTCTTGAGCATCCAATACTTCATTAATAAAATCGGTAATTTGTTCAATATACTCAAAATCACTATTGAAAAGATAGAAATCATCTTCTTTATTGAAACCCATTAATTCGGCGTGATCCCAACTCCATTTCTGTTCAGTAATAATAAACACAGGTAATATACCTTTCTTTTGTGCGTCTACTGCCGCCTTTACAAGTGCCGTAGTTTTTCCTGTATCACTATGACCCAAAAACATATTCAAATGTCCAATAGCCGGACCAGGAATACCTGTTGCATCTAAAAATGCATCACCCAAATCAAAGAACCTATCAGCCTTGTATTCGGCTTCTTTAGAGAACTTTTTCTTTATTGAACTAAAATCGTTTTTCTTGATTGCCATATTATATAAATTTAAAAGTGGGGGCCTTTGACGTTATCTCCGAACCCCCTATTGTTTTACCAATTAAAATGGTAGGTCCCCATCAACTTCTTCCTCTTCTTGAGGATCAACAACCGGTGTTGATTTTTTTGGTGCCGCAATTGTTTCTTCTGATGAAGAATCAAGTTGTGAAGTAGAAATCCATTTGTTACTTTCCGTACTCCATTTTGGAGTTTCTCCATTAGCAACTAATTCAAGATAATCCTCACCTTTTTTAGAGTATACATCGGACCAAACCAATTCATCATTAACCCACTCGTTTGATTTGTCTGTATTCTCATGTAACGGACTCGGGTCTTCAGGAATTACAGAATTAATTGAAGTGTATTCCTTACCTGTTCCCGCCTTAGTTAAACCTAAAGAAAGAATCAAATCACGACCTTTAGTAGTATCAGTGATATCCCCTTTATTTTTAAAGATTGGGAAAATCTTATCTAAGACACCATCTCCCTTTGCGTTGTGTTTAAATCTCCAAAACTTAACACCATCTTCTTCGTGGTCTCTGTCTATTACTTTAACGATATAGAATTTACGAGAACGGTATTGTCTAGCCAATTCTCTATCTGATTCTACCCCCGTTTCCATTAATCCTTGATACACCTCATTTAATGGTGACCTTTTACCTTCTTGTTTTGGGTCATAAAGTTTTAACCATTTTCCATCTACTTGAACCTCATGGAAATACACCTCAACAAAAGGTGAACCACCGTCCTTAGTAGGTAAAATTCTAATTCTTCTTTCTTCTCCACGAGAACCCTTAGGTAAAACCGTGGTAAAGTACTTTTTCATTCTGTCTTCTTGTGAGACTTTGTTTGAGTTGCCACTTGTGGCTTGTTTACTTTTTTCGTACTGAGCCAGTACTGCATCAAATGTTGACATAATAGTTAAATTTTAAAATTAATAATATCATTGTTCTAAAAATATAAATAAAAAAACCCGAATTACAAAATTCGGGTTAAGTTTTTTTTAAATTATTTTTCGGGTTATTCTAATGTTAAAAGATAAGATAATTTGTTGACTTCTCCAATCATTTCGTCTCTTATATTCAATAAATCAGTGTCTTTTTCATCTAATTCAATTTGTACCAAAGCTTCCCTCACAGTATTAATTAAACCCTTCATATCCATGTCTGAAAGATTATTCATTTGAATTGTTTTAGTTTCGTCATCAAGAATAAATCTTCCATATTTTCCCATTGCACTCTCAACAAATGTATCGATTAATCCATCCATAACATCATAAAATTCTCCAAATGCTTTATGTCTAGCAAACCCTTTGGTTTGCCAATGATTTATCTTCATCTGTGTTTGTAAACCTAAGAAAAAATTTACATTAGAACTTAAATTCATCTTCTTGTTGTTCGGGATTGAATGATTGTCTTATTGTGTCTTTTGGGTAATCTTCAACTTCTTGTTTTGTTAAAACGTATTCGTTTTTACCACTTTGTCTCATTTCTCCTTGTTTTTGTGCAAAGAACTGTTGTGGGTTTTGATTAAATGGATATGAATCTAACGATCTCATTTCTAATTTTTCTTGTGCGGATGGTTCTTTCATAAGTTCAACTTTAGAACCTAGTTCATCTATTTTAGACATAACTTGGTCCATTTGTACTAATTTACTTTCTAAATCAGACAATTTTGTGAAAACATCGTCCATCTTATTTATAACACCATCATATTCAGACTTATTATCGTCCATATCCTTTTTAATACTCTTAGTCATGTTAACCAAGTCTGTAATATCGATTTCTTCAGTAGTATCCATTTCAACTGGTGCGGAATCGGTCATTGGTGGAGCTGCGGCGGGATCTACAGGTGCTGATGGGTCAACGGGTGGAACGTCTGCGGGTGCATCCGTGGTAGGAGGCTCAACCGCTGCAGGTGGAACATCTTGTTCCATAATCATTTTTTTTCCGTATTTATTGATGGCATTAAATCTCATCAATTCTTCGTGTAATTTCTTTTCTAAACTCATAGCTTTAATCTTGTAAAAGTTGTCTACCGTCTTCGGTAATATATTTTTTATTAATTCTTTCAACGATACCGTCTTTAGACCTAATTACATAACATTCTCCTGTTTGTAAGTCACATTCTTCTCTTTCCATCCCATCGTTAGATATATTTCTAATTTGTTTTGGATTCAAGAATTGGTCTACTGTGTTTTTAAGTTTATTATTATCCATAATATTTTCGTTATAAATATAAATATCCCGTATATTATTAATGTTTCTTATTTTATTCTAAAATATAGAACATCTCCCTCTTGAATACGTAAAGTCTCCATTAATTTATTTGATAATGCAATACCATATCCATCAATAAACGGTCCAATATTAACCGGTCCTGAAACGTTAAGTGTTTCAACCCTTCTATCTATATCATATATTGGGCTAACTGACGATGTTTTACCGTTATTTGGATTCAGAAATTCAGTCGTTCCTGTTATGATTTTATCCGCGGTTATACTATTTGTAAATTGAAACTTTGTAGAATAAAAGTTGTGAGAATTTGATAAAACATTTAATTCTGACCATTTTAAACCAGTTTCACCTTCGGAATTAACATTTGCGGTATTTCTTAATCTAGTTAACAAAGACATATGTGTTGTATCGGGTATGGTGTAAATTTTTGATTCCATTCCCATTCTAACAACCACAGCCCTAAACCATTCCCCCGTATTTCCATATTTTATTTTCTGAATGTACTTCTCATTACCAAATCCATTATATGGAATACCAAATTCACTAATACCCGCACTTTGAACTAATACTTCTCCGTTAATTTTTGTTTTACCTAAATCAGTTGTAAAATTACCCTCAGGTGTTCTAATAACTTGTTCGGTTGTACCAGTTGTACTTGATGCATCTGCTCTCTTAACAATTGCTCGAGCAGCATTTGTTATTTTATCTAAAAGTGACTTATAACTTGATACAAACGAATCCTCTGGATCAGGTAACGATGCAACCGGTATTCTTGTTCCTTTAAACGAAGTCTCAATATTGTTATTTCTAATATTATGACTAACCTCGGTTATCCAATATGTTCCTCTGAACATGGGTATATTTTTCAAATAAAAATACATTGTTGGTTGAATCATCACATTACCCATACAAGTAACGTCACAAGAATATGATGCCTGTTTATAATAATCAAAAAGACTAACGTCCACATTGTATGTGCCTGCTCCCGATTCTGATCTAGCTAAGTTTTCCAATACAACAAAAGATTCTGATGTGTTTCTTAGTGTAGTTTGATCAAGTGTTACTCCTTTGAAAATATTTTGATATTGGTCACCGAAGCTAACCTCAAAAGCAACTACTTTATTGGATTTATTTAATTGGTCAATATCGTACAATTCAGGAAGAGTTACAATTAACGGATTTTTATTTCTGTTCGAGATATCAAAACTATCATCATTAAACTTATTAAAGTTTTTATCTCCATCAGCGGTATGTTTAGATGTTGGACCAACAAACTGAACAATTATTTTAGGTGATGATTCTTCATAATCGACATCTAAGAATGTTCCAAATAAATTTTCGGCTACCTTTTTGGAGGGTGTAATTTTGGATCTGTTTGATATATTGGTTCCATAAAAGTTAATATACGCGGGTAATGCTCTCATGTCAAACCCACTATCTTTTAATAACATGGAAATTGTAGAATAAAGATTTGCCTTGTCATTTTTATTGTTTGTTAATGCACTAAACTTACTTATATTCAAATATGCTTTACTACCAATATCTCTATTAGCTCTGTCTAAAAATAAAAATTCTTCAAACAAAAGTCTTTGTCCCAATGAATTACCCGCAACCCATTTATCATTAAATGATTTGAATGTGTTATAAAGTTCTACCTTAATTTGTCTATTATTATAACCATCTACAAAGTCTATACTAGCATTGTTCTTTTCTATTTTTAAAGAAGAAAATTTACTAATTAATTGTAATAAAAATAAATTAAGTCTGTTATTTGCCCCACCAGGTATTATTGAGGTGTTTGGTTTATCTAATATATTGTTTTTTAAATAATTTGAAAATGCCGTTACATTATTCGTTCCACCATTTTTTATATAACCACCATAAATCAATATTAAAGGTCTAAATAATAAAATGTTTTCCTCATTTAGTGCAATATCAGATATGTTAAAAAAATCTAAATAGGTTATACCTGTGTCAGGGTTTTCACCAACATATAATTCAAGATATTTCGTATTTCCACTTTGTGAAGCAAAATTATATTCACCAAAAGGTAATTCATTATTTACATAGTTATCCAAAACATATGAATCTAGTTCTTTTGGATTTCCTAATGTAATTTTCAACATATTTCTCTCACTACATATCAATTCTGATATTTCCGCTAATTTTTTACTTTGTTTGTTTACAATTTTTATAATTGTTTCTTCTATATCCCCATCTCCCGATTCCTTTTTTACTGTTACAATTTCCTTTAATAATTTTTGGAAATTATCAAACACAACATTATCAAATTTCTTAACTGGATTCTCAATTTCAACAAATTCAGAACTAAATTGTAAAAAGATGTCCTCAAATTCATCTAATATTTGCGGACTAAAAGTTGCAATTAAATCATATATTTTTTCTTGGTCATTAGATAGTTGTAAAATATCTCCACCAGCCTTCATATTGTATTCTGATGGTGATGTAAATGTTTTACCACTATAGTTCTCCTCAACATATTCGGTTTTCCAAACTAATCTAAAATTAAATTGTTCGGATGTACCAAAATCAAAATTAGATGGTTCAATACCATTTACTTTAGATTTTAAATTAATTGCGGGATTAAATCCATCACAGGGTAATATTGTGTATGTTAAATCATTTGGTGTAAATTTTGAATTGTCCACATATTGTGTCCAATAATTTAACCCGTTTTCTCTTTGTCTATATTTTAAATTTATTGTGTTATTTGATACGTTGGTTTCAAATGATGTTTTACCTGAAGAAACAACAAAGTGATTATACCCATTAACTATTTGATGGTAAATTGCATCATAGTAAGGATGAACACCTACGTCTTTACCTAAAGCATGTGAAACCGTTTGTCCCGATAATTGATATATATTCAAACTCGAACCAATAGAAGGTATGTCAAAAAATTGTTGTCCATTTATATTTGTGGTTGTAGTGTCAGTGTTAGATGTTGTAAATCCATTTAATATATCAATACCCTCTATTTTTTTCTTTTTGTATCTATGATATATTGACCCCCACTTAACAATCAAATGATATGGAACATAGTGTGTTGCACCAATTTCTCTAAAAATTGATGATAATCTTTTAGATTCAAGTGTGTTTAGTGTGGAATTATTATCGGCCCTTTGAAAACTTATCTCATCTCTCAAATCTAAATAAGGGAGTGAATTTAATAATAGATATGCCGAACCGACATATTTTCCAAAAGACGTTGTTTTATTAAAGTCACTATATAATTGTTTGTGAAAATATGGTGTATTTAAAATGTGTGTAAAATTATCACCTATTGTATATTCTCGTGTAAATAAATTATAATTTTCATTTAAGGGTCTATACAGAGATTTAATCCATTGTTTTATATTAAATGGCGTTGTTATAAAATCATCCGTATCATTACTTAATCTAAAAATACCTTTAAACTTAAATTCGTCATCAGTAAAACTATTTTTATTGATATAAGACAAATATTTGCTTGAATTGAATGGGAATATGTTTTTTCTATATTCCTCTGGTGTATAATTTATTAAAAACTTATCTAATTTCTCATATGGTGTTAAATCAACGCTTTTAGATGTATCTAAACCTCTATATTGATCAATTCTAAATGATTTTGTAATGGTCTCTTTTAAATAATTTGTTGTTGGTACGGATTCCTTATAATTTTCAAACCTTTCATATGGTGAAAGTTTTTTCATGTATTCCAAAAGTTTATCTTTTGAATTAATATGGGTTTTTAATATGTCTAAAATATCTAATTCTTCTCCAGCAACTTGTTGAATGGTTTTAAATTCAATGTTGGCTAATTCAATTAAAACACTAAAATCAAAAGAATCAACTAATGTCATCTGTTTCGCTCTTTCATATATTTCATATAAAAACGAAACGGGGGTTCTGTTACCATATGGTAATGTATCTTGTACTCTGAATAGTTGACTTATATCGTTTATCCTTGACTCTTCTTGATTGCTTTCGAAAATATATTGTAAATCATTTACACCACCTTCTCTTTCAACTAATGGGTCTTTGACGTTTGTTGATACTCCAATAAATTCTTCAATGAAAGAAACTTCAGGCCACAATAAACCATTATATGATTGTAATTTATCCTGTAATTCTGGTTCACCTGGATATGCAATAACTCTTTGTTTATCACCAGGTGTTGTTTTTTTGATTTCTGGCCATGGATAAATCGCATCGCCAACCGACTCATCAGAAAATTTACCGATAAGGGTTTTTCTATCATTCGAAACATTAAAGGCGTCAAAGTGAACATCTTTCATCATTCTGACATAAACCTCTGCATTCGCTAATACTACCGCAAATAAATTTCTTACAGTAGGTTCGAAACCAAAACCCTTACTTGGATTCTTTATTATGTTATTCATTTGTTTCTCAATCTCTTTTTCAATTTTCACGTTTTGTTCAAAAAACACTTTTTTGATTGAGTGTATGTCTGACATTAACTTGTCAAATAATATATAATACTTTGATGGGTCGTTTTGAAGTTTATTGTAATAAGTGGTAATTGGTGGTAAAGTGTTTGATAATAGTCTTGTATTAACAACGACTCCGACGATTTCACCTTTCTCATTTTTCTTTACGTTATCGTTAAAAGTTTTTTGTAATATTTTTAAATTTTCTGAATAAGTTTTTATTATTCCTTCTAGTGTATTATTTACAGTGGCACCAGTAACTAAAACTAAATCGAGTTTATCTTTTGCTTTTAAAGCATATCCTCTTGCTGGTTCAGAATCAATAATAAATTGATCAGTGAATATTGTTAAATCTAAATTTTTATTTTTCCAACCATTAACCGCAACTTCAAAGTTTTTTAAAACTTCTCTGTAGGCTCTTATACCATCCAAAACGGTTGGGTCAATGACTTGGTCAAAAATTTGTTGTTCTAATTTTTTATCTAATGTGGATGCCAGTGAACAGATTTCTCTTAATGTCTTAACTGGAAAATCTTGTGGAATCAGTTTCTTTTGTTTCATTTCAGAATAAACTGATTTTAATATTTGATATCCCTTTGATGATTTTAGTGCCTTTTTTTCATACAAACCAGTTTGTTCATTAAATTTTTGTGATCCCTCAACTGTTCTTATAAACATATAAGGTGCATTCAAAATGGCTTTTAATGGAATGTCATTCATGAAAGCGTATGTGGACCCAACAAATTTTGTTGTTACTTCAAAATTACCCGAACCAGAATTAAATCTTGAACTAAATGAAACCAAATGAAGTCTATATCTTATTGTCTTACCATAATATCCTTTAATTGATAAATAAAATATCGGCCATGGTATATGAAAGAACGCCTTATATGGTGAATTTTCGGGTGAATCGAATAATGTTTTACCTCTTACGTCAATAAAATTTATTACAACTTGAGGAATAAAGTTAGCTCCCTTTATTTGTACGGAAATACTTTCGATACCAAAAGATTGACCCGATCCATCACTTCTAAAAGGGTCCCCAACAGGATTTCCCTTTTCATCTTTTTTTTGATTAGTTTCTAAAAACGCGTCTGTCCAATTTGTTGTGAACGCCCTATTTGATGGATCAGTTGCATCACCCACTTGAGAGGATAAAAAATTTAAGGTTCCACTTGCAATACTTCTAAGTGAATTTTTATCACCATCGGAAGCTAAGGTTGTTCTTGGAATTATATCAGCCTCAAGATTAACATACATAACCATCTTTTCTTGAGACACGTTTCTTGGTTGAACTTGACCGTCAACCAATACACTATTAGGATCGATGTATATTAAATTATTCTCATCGGTCTTAATTAATATATTTTCAGTATTCGATAAATCATTGTTCGCCATAATATAAATTATACAACTCTACTCCTCTCTTGTAATCTTGTAAAGTGGAGTTCAAGGGAAATGGTATTCTTAAAATGTAATTGTCTCCAATTTCAAATTCATTAGTACCCGCAGTTGGATTGGCCATCATAATTAACCAACCAAAAATTGGGGTGTTATAAAACTCTTGTGATAATTTATCTAATCTATCTTTCCCTCTTTTATATTGATGATATTTGTCTGTACCTTTTATTGGTATTTCAATACCAGGTACTATTCTGAATTTACCATCATCTATAAAAAACTGATACCTATCGAAATAACTTCTACTCATGAGTTAAAATAGTTTAATTTATTATTTATCGGTTGAGTTTTATTTTTATCTTTTAATTTTTTAACTTCACTTTTAACCGCATCATCTGTTACTTCTGACTCGGTAGATTTCGCGAATGAAATCTCTTTGTTGTTTTTTCTTTTCTTTAGTTTTTTTAATCTAAACCTTTTATCTTTAATTGAATCAGAAATAAAAGAATCATATTTTCTTTCAATTTTATTCATGGTGTTTGTATCGAAAATTGAAGTATCTATTTTAAAAACATTTTTAAATCCTTCTTTATCTGTTTCTTTTAATAATACAGATAATAGTTCAGAAAGTACACTCGTAGTGATTGTTGGGTTATTATAGTTTATTGTAGTATCTAAATCTTCGTATAATTTATTTGTATTATTTGTAAAGTGTTCTATACAGTTTTCATATTCATCATAAATTAAATTATATGTGAATCCTGATAATACACACTTGGTTACTGTTGTTCCTGTAATTTTAGCATCATACCCATATTTTACTAAAAAGTTAACTTTGTCTAAAGATTCAATAACCTCGTCTCTTTGTTTAATAAAACCATCACTTCCACTCAATAAGATTTGTACTTTGTCTGTTATTGAATTTATTTTAGTTTCAATTGTTGTTTTAAAATATGGTTGTAATAATTCATTTGCTTTATTTTGTTTTGGTACTGGTAAAACATCATCAAGACCCATCATTTGACATATATCAGTTGTTAACAACGTCTTTAACATAGATTCTTTTAAAACCTTAACGTAATAAGATAATTGTCTATTTGTTGGATACTCACCAAATAAATCTATATTAAGTCCCGCACTTGATGATGTTGTGTTATATATATCATATTGTTTAATTTCTCTATAATTTGGGTGTAAAATAAAGGATGAAATTGATGGTCCATACTCTTTTACTATCTCATTGTAAAAAGATTGAATTTTTTCAAAATAATTTTCTGTTGATTTATAAACATCGTCAACTAGTTCAGTGTAAACTAAATTGGTAGATTGTAATTTACCAATGTATCCTTCGGAAAAATTATCCCCCTTACTATTATTTGGTTTATCTTCTATTTTTGGAAGTGTTTCTCTTATTTTTTCTAAAAATTCTCTAGTGAATTCCTCTCTCTTTTGACCGTTTATTGTCTCCGCGGTATTAATTGACCTCTCATCATACATTTCAGTATTTGCATAGAAATTAGAAGACAATGCGTTTTGTAGTCTTTCGACTGGTTTTGACAATCCTTGTCCACCAATAAAGTTAACCTGTAGAGATACGTTTGCAATCATTGGTTGTACACCGATACCTTCTGGATTTAAATCCCATGTCGCATCTTCAAATGTTATGTTAACATCTCTGATAATAACTTTAGAATGATAAAAATCACCAACTCTTAGTATACAAATTGGTGGTGGACCAAATGAAGTATTTCTTGCATTTAAATCAGAAACATCACTTAATCCCTTTATAGGAATTGTATCACCCGGCCTAATACATTGTAACAAGAATGTTAATCTTGAATTAAGACCCTCTGGTGTTGTTGAGTGAAAAGCCGGATGAAAATATTTTAATTTTTCTCTAAGTGTTTTGAACACCACGGGATCACTTTCTTCTAACTTTTGAAAATAATAACACTCACTAAGTGTTTTCATAATAATCCTCTTCATCAAATCGATTGGTGGTTTATTAGACGATGGAGGGTTTGTAGGTCCGTCAGTAGGTTCTAGTCTTGTTTTTATTGTTGGGTCCGGTTCAGGTGTTGATTGAGATGGGTCTGGTTTCGTGGTTTTTGTATATTCAAAAATCACGGCGGATTGTCTACAACCAAATGCAACAGGTGATACAACTTTTAATGAAATATCGTTATTATTACTATTACCTATACCATATTTGAATTCACTATTAGAACAATCTCTATTTTTATTTGAAGCCAATTCACCAGAACTAATTGTTCTAAAATTTATTTTACCATCAGATTCACTATACCCCAATTCTTTTAGTGTTATTTCTAAATCAAAATTTGTTTGTTGAGTCGCATTACCACTAAAAGATGATGGCCATTTAGAGTCTAAAATACTTTTAGCATCAACATCTTTTTTTATTTTATCTAAAAAATCTAAAATGATACTATATGTTCTTCTAATTGATAATCTAAAATTGTAATTATTATCCGCTAGTGCAGAACAAGAAGACCCTATCTGAACAGACAAATTTTTTACTAATCCAGCTTCAATATCTGTTTTTAAAGTTGTTGTTTGGGTTTCATATTTAGTAAATCCAGATTGTGCTTCGTTAATTTCTTTATTTAAATCAGCAACAACTTGGTTTTTATATGTAAGTGTTTCTCCTGTTGGAATATCTTTTCCAAATAAGATTTTTTTATCATGTATTGCGTTCGCGGTATTATATGAAGTACCAGATAATATTTCATCTAATATTGAATTCAAATTACTCGTAGTAGAATTCAACCATCCTGTATCACCAATTGATCTATTATATTCAGATGTATATATTGCACCTTTAAATTCATCACTTCCGACTTTTTTAGGCCAATCATTTGCAAAGTTTAAACTTACTGTGAGATTTACTTTTTCACTATTATCTTTCAAAACAGGTGGTTCTTTTTTAGGAACGTCGCCTGTTGTTACAGTTTTAAATTCTTTAATTCTATCGGGGTCTTTTTTCCCGTTCAAATAATCTGTAATGGATTTAGCATCATCTGGTGTTATTTCTCTATATCTTGTTATTAAATCATAAAAATCGATTTCTTCACAACCAGCAAAAAATGCGTTTATATAATTTTCAGATTCTTCATCTGACATTCCTTTGAAATGTTCTCTAACCAATAAATTTAGTACACTCGGATGATCAACAACAACTTTAAAAGAAACTTGACCACTTCTTTCTGTATTTTGATATGTGTAAATTGGTTCGGGTCTTCCTAAAAATGTGTTACTTTCCCATCTAGCTGTATTTTGTTCTGACACTTTTAAGTCATATGGTGGAAACCACATAACTCTACCTCCATTATTTCCCCTTTCACAATAAGGTAAATCATTTACAGTAAAACCAGGCGTGTTTGATGTTTTCCATGCTAGGTTTTCAATTGAAAACATATATTTTTTTGCATAAAAACCATCACCTCTTGGTTTTATATTTGTGGATTCTGTGAAGTCTTTACCTCCATTAGAGATTGGTGCAATATTAAGATTCCATGTTCTATCTAAAATACTATCATCGTACTTTCTAATATTCTGAGTTCTTTTCATTGTATCAGAATAATTTAAATACGACCTGTCTTTAGTCCAAACTCTACAATATTCTACACCACTTTCTCCTCCAAATTTATCTATATATTTAACCGCAGAACCTCTACTTAACAAAACATCACCTTCTCTAAAAATTCTACTTGTTTGATCAATAACATTAGCAACATGTGAACGAGCTTCACCACCGTTTGATGGTAATGAGTCTAAAATTTCTTGGGTATACCCTAGTATTGAATCTTGTCTAAAATCAAAAGATGTTGATTGTGAATCGTCTAAATCTGTTTGTTGATTTGCCCATTCTTTATTGTTCGCACCTAATTCATTTTTAGAATTTCTACTAATCCATGTTAACTTACCTGTTATACTACCACCTTCAGAATAATTTCTCTTTCTTTGGAACAATTCAGCTTGTACGGGGTCAAACATTAAACTTAAAAAATAATTACTTCTAACGGGTATGTCGTTAAAATCATTCATCGCATATTTTACATCGTTACCCCTATCATCACCTATGTAAGCCTCACCTCTTGGAGCCTCAACACCTAAAAGGTCTTTAACTCCTTGTGCAACTTTATCGACAAAATTGAAAATCTTCGATGTGTTTTGTGATCTTGCTGATGTTGTGTAATTTGGTGAGTATTTTGAATATGACAGTAAATCATAAAGAACACTTTTTTGACCGCCCCCAAGATATTCAATCATTACATCGGATGGTTTTCTTGACGGTGATTGTCTTCTCTTTATACCTATTAATGAACCTAAAACACCTGTAACGTCTTGAAACACCTTACCTAATTCTGTTTTGGGTGTTGGTCTTACATTAACAGGGTTTCTTGGGTCGGAAAGATATTGACCCGGTATCTCTGAGAAAGGAAATTCAACCCCCGCAGCAACTTGAACAAAATCAATAATCTTTCCTGGTAAAGTTTTCGCAACGGTGATACTATAATCAGGAGCAACCAAAGGTTCCCTTCCTGTTACAATATTCGATGCAGTTGAAATACTTCCATTTAGAGCATCTGCAATCCTAAGTCTACCATTTGTTTGTCTCTCGATATTTTGTGAAATTCTTGAATAAACGGGACCATTGTTAGATAATAGATATTTTCCCGCAAACTTCATTAATTCTGACTCAGAATCTAAATTATTCTGTCTAAATACACTTATTAAATTGTGGTTTTGTAATTGAAAATATGGGTATAAACTAAGATTTGCTCTTCTTGGTAGAGTATCTATATTTTCGGTTACACTAAATTCTAATGGTTTAAAAACGTTACCTGTTTGTGGAAGTTGTAACATTTGAGTTCTATTATCCACAACCGTACCCGGATTTATATTTGCACTATCACTCAAATTTTGAATAGAATAGTTACCTGAGTTAAAAGTTTGAGGGCCGTTTGGCTGGTTCAAAGTTTTACCTAACACATAATCTCTAAATCTTTTAGTAGAATCAAAATCTAAGTAACTTGGCATCGAGTTCTTTTATCTATAAATAGATAATTTATAAAAATATTAACCTCTAATCTTTAATTATAAATCAACATACAAATAACCATTTGGATTTGAGGAATCAATAGTGTTAGATATTACAATTTTACCCTTATCATCATATTTGGTTTGTGTTCTTGCGTCTCTCATAATTCTCTCCATTTCGGCCGCAGTAAGAGGTTTATTGTTAGGGTCGGTATTTGTGTTATTTTGATTAGTTTGTTGGTTATTGTTAACATTTGTGGGAGTTAATGGTTGAGTTGATGTTTTTGTTGAATTTTCTTGAACCTTTGTGTTTAATTCCTTTCTTCTACTTTCAATTTCTGCATTTATATCCGTGTTACTTCTATCACCCTTGATATAGTTTTTTAACATATCATCAGCCTGCTTAATATACTTGTCCATGTCAGCACCCATACTTCTATAGGTGTTTGCAAACTCAACTTTTAACATTGCAGCAATTTCTGAAACTGTTAATGCTAATTTTTGTGTTTCGGTAAATTGTTCTAATGCGATATCTTTTGGGTTCATTTTTTCAAACTCTTTTTGATTTTCTAAAATTGCATTTGCCGCGGTTTGACTTAATTCATCTAATGCTATTGTACTTTGATCCTTTGCTAATCCCAACGATTCCGCAATAGACGGAGGCACCTCAATAACCATTTTACCGTCTTTACCCATTCTAGCTAAGTTTGTAATAAATTCTTTTTCTTTATCGTCCACAGCAATACCCGCGGTCATTAAATCTGCGGCAGCTGAGGTTCTTTCTGCCGCAGCGATAGCCATTTGCGATAAGTCTTGATAACTCATACCGAGTTCTTCAGCCATAGCTCTCGCTCTTCTTAAGTTAACACCCGTTATTTCAAATTTACCATTTTCTTCACTATATACGGCCAAAGATTCCGCGGCTCCAATCAACGCATCTTGTAATCCTTCCACGTTATTTGTAGCCATATACATCATTTGGAATGGGTCACCTAATGAACCAATCGCACCACCTAATACTTGTAAATTAGCTGCTAAATCTATTGCTTTCTCAGGTGACATTACTTTTTCTGCAATGTCAAACACATTTTGCATGTTCATTCTAAATTCAACAGATTTTTGAACCATTCTATTTAATCCTTGAACACCATTTTCAAAACCATATTGATTTATTCTTCCGATGTTTTTCTGAAATTCTTCTGTTGTTTTTCTAATATTTAAACCTAATGTAAGTGAAGATTTACCACCCGCATTAATATTTTCTAATGTTTTTTCTGCACCAATACCAACGAGTTCAAAACTTCTTAATATTGGAGCCATTTCTTTCATGTCACCAATGAATGCTCTCGATGTTACTGCCATGTTTTCCATAACAGATTCATTCATTGTGAAAAATCTTCCTGTTTCTTTGGTTGCGGATATTGCGGTATCGGCCAATTCATCGAATGAATAACCCATACCTTGAACACCGTCATAAGCATTTACAATATTATCTCTATATCCTCTTGATAATTCTTTTCCAATACCAATTTGGCTATTTAACTTATTCCTTAGTTCAACTTCCTTATTTACGATGTTCACCATCCCTTCGTAAAGATTTGATAAACCAGTTGAAAAAAGTCCTTTTAAACCGTCTTTTAGTGATTGACTACCAAATAACGCTTTACCAATTGATACCGCAGCATCGGCAATTTTGTCAGCTCCAATTAATTCAGTAGATGCCTCCGCACTTATCATTCCGTATCCTGTTGTAAACCCTTGTGCGGATACCGCTTTAGAAATTACACCTTTTCCACTTGTATCACCAGAACCCTTTTTATGATAGTGAGATAAAAATTGTTGACTTTCTCCTTGTGTTAATGAATATCTACCAGAAATATTATTATTTTTATTGTACATATTCATGGCGTCAATATACGCACCAGAATCTGCGTCTGCACTTCCAAATTTACCAATATAATCACTTATTAACGGTTTGTTCATATTAATAAATACTATTTGGAAGTATTTTCTAATTCAATTAAATAACTAATATAATATCGTCTGATATAGACAGGCATAAGAAGGATGTCTCGATATGAGAATCCTCTTTTTACTAAAAATAAAATTTCGTCTAATTGTCCCTTACTATAATCCGTAGAAAGGGCGAAAAAATTCTACCCCGAATCCAATTTCAACTTGGATTGTGTCTCCTGACGGGGTCGTTACTGTTTTTTTAAGATCTAATGATGGTTTATTTTCTTTAATGTATTTTCTGAAATTTTGTGAATCTTTAATTGGTAGGTTTTGAACAAAGTTGTGAATGTTCATCATTTCTCTATTACTTGCAACAGATTTAATCATCATCTCCAATTCTTTAGTTACAAGTGGAGCAACTCCGTTACCATTCCAACTTTTTTCTATTTCATCAAGTTCTTTTTGTTGTTTCTTAGTTAAAAACTTAAAAGTAACTTCCACTTTAGATTTTTCCATAAAATATTTGAATTCACCATTTTCATTTGGTGTTAATCCAAAATCTTTAAACTTAACTTCACTTAAATCAACCTTTGCGGTAAACGCTTCGTTTGTTTTTGGATCTGTTACATAAACATTGAATTCGGGACCAAAAGCGGTATTTCTTAAGAAGATTAAAATTGCTTGCCTATCCTCATCAACCAAATCATCTGAATTAAAATCTTTATCTAAAATTTTTCTTTTCAATAATTCGTCAACTACCGTATTACTTTGAATTAGGTTTTGTGCTGATAATATATTTTCGTCAGCGGCTGTTAAGTATGCAACTCTTAAAGATTTTTTTTGTGTTGTATAGTGAATACCTCTACTTGGTAATTCAACAACATCATATGCAATTGTTGGGTCTACTACAAATTGTTCCATATAATAAAATATAATAAATAACTATTTCAATGTAAAGTTTTAAAACAAAAAAGGTATCCTTTTGGGATACCTTCTCTTTGACAGATTTATTATTTTAGTAAACTTGGATACATCTATCCATTCTCAAAGAACATGTGATTGTTGCAATTTCATCTCTTGAGTAATCTAAATCACCGAAGTTTAAGTCGGTAATAAAAGTACCTTGAAGAATCCACTTCTCAACCACAACACCCGTTGGGTCTAACATTTCCAATTCAATATCTTTTTTATATCCAGCAGCATATCCCATACGACCAGTTACTGATTCCGCATGTAAACGGAACCATTCCATTAACGCTTGTGAAGCTGATGGACCAATTGGGTCTTTAAAAGTTACCCTCATTTCCTGCCATTCGAATCTTCCAGCTACATATGTTGAAGTGTTTAGGAAAGGAATTGCCACAGAGTTGATTTTAGCAGCTGGTCTAGCGGCTGATGTTACATACCATTCATTGATACCCAAAGATGATGGGAATCTAACGATAAATCGGTTTTGTCTTTTCGGTTCATATGGAACCGGCATTTTCATTAATAAATCTGCCATTTTGTATTTGTTAAGTTTTTAGTTATTCTTTATTCCTATAAATATACTCAAATCAAGAAATATTTTTTTTTAACTATAATTGGTTCAATACTTGATTTTATCAAAAATTTTAGTTAGTTTTTTACTAGTCCCAGTATAACCAGTTCTAGAATATTTCTTTATTAATTAATAAATACTAGAATAACTGGTTCCAGAATACTGGGTTGGGTATAAAAGTATAATTATTATAAAAAATGGTTCCGCGTGGAACATGTAAAACAATAAAAAAGGGAATCCAATGGACTCCCTTTTCATTTTTATATACTTTATTCTTAAATGTTATCGAAAGATGCACCTGTAGGTGTAATAACAAACTCCACATCTATGAATTCAAGAGAACGAGTAGGTTTGATGTATATTTTACCTCTAAGTGTATTTGCGTCAATATCCTCTGGATCGTTAGATACTGTTACACGGAAATCATATAAACCTCTTTCTTTCTTAATTGACTCAAGAATAGGGTTTACCAATCTCAAGAACTCATTTCTTACTTGTTCATCGTTTTGTTCAAATAACAATCTAACCGCAACCGCCGAAATTAACTTTCTAGCTCTTAATAACAATCTTCTTACGTTGATTCTATCAAGTGCGGATTCTCTAACCTGAAGGGTTTTGTTACCCCAAATAATTGTACCAGTGTCTGAGAATGTAGCAATTGGGTTAATTCTGTTCTTGTAAAGGTCGTCTCTTTCATCAAGGGTTAACTTCTTGAACGCTTTAATTGCATTTATAAGACCCCTTGAGTAACCCGCCACAGCGAACCAAGGATATGAAACATTGTCAGTCAATGCTATATTCTTTAAAACTTCACCTGTTGGTGGAATATACAATTGAGTTGCATTGTCTCCATCTCTCACCTGAATCCAAGGCCAATATGTTGCTGAATAGTTACTATCAATTGCGATTGAATCCAAATTGTCAATAACCTCTTCTGCAGTTGAAACGTTAGGGGCATTCATCACATAAAGTGAGTCAGCTCTATCGTTTTCAATCATGTCAATTGCTTGTGTTACCAATGAACTATGGTTAAAGAAATTTATACCTGGTGTTGCAAATACGTTAATATCTACCGCTTCAGGGTTTGCAAAAGTGTTTATACCTTGTAAGTATGAGTAGTAGTCTGAGTTTCCGACAGTTGAACTAAAAACACCTCCATTAGTTGTGTGACCACTTACATAAACACTCTTACCAAAAATGTAAGAATCTTCGTTTGTTCTTACGTTTCTATAGATATCCCATCCATCGAAACCACCAAACACCGCGAAAGTGAACTTACGGAAAGAAATGTTTTCCAATTTATCTTTACTTGAACCTTCTAAATCATATGGTGTACACTGGAATGTTACTCCCGTTATAGAAGATGCGTTTGTTGATAAGTGGAAACCAAAAGTTTCTGTTAAGGCTCCTAATCCCTTGTATTTCAATAAGTCTCTATCAAACCCAACTTGAGAGGATAAACCTAAGGAAACCTTTCTTATTTTATCACCATTTGATAAAACAGGTGTACCATCTACTTCATACGATACCACATCACCTGCGTCAAAGTATTCAGTTTTATATAAAACACTACCTAATTTATTTCCACTACCAAACGCACCGTTATTTTTAAATCCTTTAAAACCCGCAGGGAAAGCGTCAGTTGGATGATTGTCAGCCATAGATAACATAACGTATCTTGAACGTAATTCATATTCACCATCTGATGTACCAACTTTTCTTGCCACGTAACCTGGTAGGTCTGGATTCATATTACATCTTGTAAATTTCTCTAATACAACGATATTATCGTCAGAATCATTAAAATCTCTTACTATTAAATCGAAATCACCACTATCCAAATCAATGTTTTGGATTGTAATTTTAACTTGGAAGTTTGCAGCTTCACCATCTGAAATTGTAATAACCTCAAACAAATCAGCAACCTCACCACCACGAACCTCAGATACAACCATTGGTGAAATTGTGGTATCCCACTGACCCAAGAAGTTATTACCATCTGATTCTTCAACTATTGTGGTGCTTAAACCTCTAATTAAACCCTTATCAAATGCCGATTTTAAAAGAGAAGAATAAACTTCATGAACATATAGAGGGAAATCTGATTTTACTTTGTCAAAAACTTCATGTCCTAAAACTTTAGTAATGAATTTAGTTGACGTTGTGTCTAAAGAACAGGTGAATGACTTAGATCCACTTGTTGAACCTGTTACATTTAATGTAAATTCACCTAAAGGATTTCCTGTGATATCACCCGATATACTTACGGTTGAACCTGTTACTTCTAAATTTAATGTTTGACCACTATATGAACCTCTTGATCTTAAAGCGGCCACAACAATATTATTATAGTCCGAATTTATTGACGCGTTATATTCATATCTTGTAACATCAAAACCTGTACCATCCCAAACAAACAGATATGAATAAACATCTGTTATTGTTGCTCCACTGTTAAAAAACACATTGTACCATTCTTTTTCGTGATTGGATGTTTCATTATCCTGACCAGTTAATGGAGATACAACCTCTTTTGATGCAGTTAAAGCTGCAACATCATCTGCGTCAGGTTTACCAATTACAAACCAATTTCCTGTCTGACCAGTGGTATAACCACTAAATTCAGATTTAATGTAATCTGTAATAGATGTACCATCAAATGATGTTTTACCCGATAATTCACCGTAAATTGTACTACCTGTGATACCAGCTGTTGTTGGTGTTAATGTTATACCTGTTGTTGAGGTATAACCTGTTAATGTAACTGAAACTCCACCTAAAGTTTTAATACCGTAAGTTTTTACTGGTTTGTAACCTGTTAAACCTAAAACTCTTGTTACGAATAATTGATTTGATTCTTCTAAATATGATTTCGCAACATATGGTAATTCATACTTTGGATTACCATTACCATCTTTTACGGGTGATGATGGTCCAAAATATGTTTTAAACTCGTCGAAGTTGCTGATTAAAATTGGTTCAAAAGCGGGACCTTTTAAGGTTTCACCTACTAAACCGAGTGTTGTTACACCCACACTTTGAGCCACAAATGTTAAATCCTTCTCTGAGGTATATACACCAGGAGAAACGAAAACTCTGTTTGAACTTGCCATTGATTAATGTTTGGTTAAATAATTTATTACTTACATTATAAATATCTTTGTTTTTATGAAAGATTTCCCTAATATTTTTAAAATAGATATTTATTTATCTAATAATATCTTAAATTATCTTTACTATGGAAAACACAATTAAAAACGTTAAAATAAGTGAAAAACATCACGAAATGTTAAAAAAATTTTGTGATGAAAAGGGTATAAAAATTTACAAACTTTTAGAAAAATTAATAGAAGAAAATTGTAAACCTAAGAAAAAAGATTTGTATGGTGAGTGATTAATGTAGGTACGTAATACCTATTTTAGAACCAACAACAGGAGCACCTTGTAATGTAATTTCCCTTTGACTTGTAATTTCAAAACCAACACCTTCTTCTTCAACAAGACCATTAATATCTAAAGTCACAACACTATCAATAAAGTTTACAACCTCAAAAGACAATGTCGACCCATCATATGTGTAATATTCAGTTGAAACCTGAATTGGTCTTCCATATGTGTCAATAATAACACTATTTTTACCCTTGTAATATGTAATTGTAATAACACTTCCATCTAATGGTGGTGTTACAAATGTAATTTTTGATGTACCGGCTACATGAAAATAATCTACACCTCTTTCCTGAACAAGACCATTAACCGCAACATTAAATAAAATCCCGATAGTTTCACCAACACTAAAGGCGGTCTGTAAACCATCCGCTGTAAAACTTGCAACAGTAATATCAATAGATTTATTAATATACTTTTTTTGGTAATTACTACTTTGAATAAACTCATTCATAAGAAACATTCTACTTAAAGCGGGTTTTACCTCAAATTCTTCACTATCAATTAATATACCCAACATAGTAAACTTATAATTTTGAATATAAAATCTACGACTATCTAATGATTCCATAGGAGTACTATCATCTATACCATCTAAAACTATTGGTATATAGTGACCTTTTACCGTTGTGTATGCCTGTCTTGAAGAGAACTTCTGTAAAACAATTTTATTAAACTTATTTAAATCTCTAAATTTTGTACAAACAATAGTAACCTCATACGATATATCAATTGCGACGGGCTGAGGCATTTTATAAATGTCGGCTCCCATTTGTGTACCGTTCCAAGTTGGAACAGATGCATAATAGAACGTGGTTCTGTCAGGAATTGTTCTTTGAACCGAGGGATTTGTTCCGGGTTGTGCGTCCGGTTTTCTTATTAATGCAATAAATGGTAGTTTTATATTACCATCGTCATCAGTAAACTGCCAATTGTTTGTAAATTCACCCCATCTTTGAATCGTCATTATTTTTGGAATAACAGGAATCATTTCACCATCTGTAACTATTTTAAAACTCTTTTTAACAAAGTCTAACATACCACCATCTAGGTCATC